ATTTATTGATAAATACTCTCTCAACATCAGAACAAAATTGTTTGATCGTAAATACAATAAATATAAATAATGAAGAGAATATTATAAATACTTGTATAAAAAGAGGTGCAAAAGATATTAAAATAGTTATTTATGGTAAAAATAGTAATGATGAAAAATTATACAACAAATATACTCAGCTAAATTCTCTCGGATTTTACAATGTATATATTTATACTGGAGGATTATTTGAATGGTTAATGCTTCAAGATATATATGGAGAGAAAGAGTTTCCAACTACAAATAAAGAGTTAGATATATTAAAATATAAACCAAATAAAATTTTAAATGTATCACTTTTGGAATACTAAAATTTTCTTTAAGTAGGTTAAAATATATTTAATTTTAACCTACTTAAAGACCAAAACACTACATGATGAAGGGAATTTCTTGAAATTTCGAAAAAATGGTCAAAAAAAGTTTCCTACACATGAAGAGAAAAAAAAGAGATTCGAAAATTGAAAAGTATTTTAACTTTCTTAAAATGGACAAAAAAAATGTCCAAAAATTGGTTGTCAAAAATGTCCTTACTGAGAAAAAAAATTGTCTCGATAATGAAAATTTATCGTCACAAATTAAATCTAAAAAATAAATTTTTGTTATGATATTTTTTTTAAAAAAAACTTAAAGCAGATTTTATATTGACATATATTAGCAATGACTAGCAATGATTTCCTGCCAAAATCCTGCTTCAAATATTATTGTATAAATTGTGACTATGGAACATGTAAAAAAAGTAGTTTTAATGAACATTTAACCACTAAGAAGCATCATAAATCAATGGTTGGCAATAAAAACCTGCCAAAAACCTGCTCCGAATATGTATGCCAAATATGTAACAAAAAATATAAAGACAATTCAGGTTTATGGAGACATAAAAAAACTTGTAAAAATATCGATGAAAAAATATCTGATCACGATAATATCGAGCCAGATTATATAAAACATGACAATAATGACCCAAGTGATAAAGAATTAATTATGATGTTAATAAAAGAAAATACCGAAATGAGAAATATCATGATGAAAGTAATAGAAAATGGAACTCATAATACTACTAATAACAACACGACACATACTAATTCTCATAACAAAGCATTTAACCTAAATTTTTTCTTAAATGAGACCTGTAAGAATGCCATGAATATAACTGATTTTGTTGATTCTATTAAATTACAACTTAGTGATTTAATGGATGTAGGAGAACTTGGTTATGTAGAAGGAATTTCAAAGATAATTGCAAAAAATTTAAATAATCTAGATGAAACTGAAAGACCTATTCATTGTACAGATAAAAAACGCGAAACATTTTATATCAAAGACCAAGATAAATGGGAAAAAGAAGATGAAGAGAAAAAGAAAATTAAAGATACAATAAAAACTATTGTAAATAAAAACATAAGATTGTTACCACAATTTCGAGAGAAATATCCAGACTATAATAATGCTTACTCTAAAACATCCGACAAATATGAAAAAATTGTTATTGAAGCTATGGTTTCTGATATTGAAAAAGACGACAAAATAATAAAAAATATATCTAAAGTTACAGGAATAAGTAAGAATAATTAAACATTATGTTCTTCTAAATATTTGTCAATTGCAATATTTGAAAGTTGGTCAGCTCTCTTATTTTTATTTCTTAATACATGATTAAATTCTATTATTTCAAAATATGATTCTAATTCTTTTGCTTTATCATATAATTCAATTAAATTATTAGAACGACATTTATAATCCCCCTTCATGTGATTTATAACAAGTAAACTATCCCCTTCTACTTTTAGAAATTTAATATTTAATGCTTTAGCTTGTTGTAATCCTATAATTAAACCGACATACTCAGCATGATTATTTGTAGCGTTTTCACCAACAAAGAAACTTTCAGACCATATTTCTTTATCAAAATGATATATAACTGCTCCAGCTCCAGATATTCCAGGATTTCTTCTACTACCACCATCAAACATTAGTTTAAAATCAAAGTTTGGATATATTTTTTCTTGTATTTTTTTTTTAGAAGATATTTTGGAGAATTCATATATTTTTGGAATATTTATTTCCAATGGTTCAGTCAGAGGCTTGATTGAATCTGCTGATATGGCCTGAAACTTGTTCACTTTACTTTGGCTAATTTTTGGAAACATTTTCTTTATATTTATATTTATAATTGTTTTTATGGTATTTTTATTTTTCAATTTTATAATAAAAATTTACTTAAATATATTTATATTAAGTAATATAAAGAATGATACAGCTATTTATATTTTTATCATTTCTAATGAGCTTCGCATATTCAGATACAGAATGTCCATATGTATCTAGTATTGGAGATAGACGTATCAATAAAGATAAATTACGATTAGTTCAATATAATGTAGAATGGCTATTTATCGATTATTATAGCCCTATGAATTGTCCAGGAACAGGATGTACATGGGTTAATGAAACTGAAGCAGAGATACATATGGATTATGTCTCTAAAGTTGTTAAACAATTAAACCCAGATATTATTAATTTTTGCGAGGTTGAAGGATGTGATGAACTGAATATTTTAAAAAATAAATTAGATGATGATACATATACTCCATACTTAAAAAAAGGAACTGACACTAGCACTGGACAAAATGTAGGTATGCTTACACGTGTAGACCCACAAATAAGCTTATATAGAACTGACCTTAAATATAATTATCCAATACCTGGTTCCAATTGTGGTTATACTGGTTCTGTTGGTTCTTCTGGTGTTACAAAACATTATATAACAGAATTTAAATTTAACGGATATGATGTAGCTTTTATTGCAGCACATTTACTTGCAATACCAACAGATCCTGCAAGATGTTCACAAAGAGAGGCACAAGCATCAGTGTTACAAAATGTTATTTTTGGATATGTTAATAAAGGTTATGAAGTTATTGTGATTGGTGATTTTAACGATTATGATGCTGAAGTATTAGATGTGAATAATAATAAACCCACTTCTAGAGTGCTTGATATATTAAAAGGATATAAAGGAGACTTATCTGGACTTTATGAACTTCATAATGTAGCTGAAGAAATTACACAAAACGAGAGATATAGTGATTGGTGGGATTCTGATAATAATTGTAATACTGTCTCAGAAAATGACTATTCTATGATTGATCATGTATTAGTTACTAATAGTATAAGAAAAAATATTGATGATGTTTATATTTATCATGGATATGATGAATATTGTGGAAAATATAATTCGGACCATTATCCAGTCGTTATAGATTTTGTATTATAATTCTAAATGGAATACAAACAAGATGTATAAATATTTGGCTTTTTATTTTTTGGTTGATGTAATAATATAATATTTATATTATATTATTAAACTATTTATTATATAAATTTTATTTTCGTCTTGAATATCTAGGTTTGTATTTTCTCTTATTTTTTTTAGTTTTCCTTTTTCTTCTCTTACCACCAGTTTCATTGATAACTGGTAATAATCCATCATCAAAATATCTAGATTGAGGATTTTCATCGTCATCTTTTGATGGTGGTGGCTTTATTGTTATTCCGATTTTAATTGTCTCGTATAATTTTTCAATTTCGTCTGGAGAAAGATATTGCTTATAAATTTGTTCAAAATCTTCTCTTTGATTATTTCTAACAAGTCCTCTAATAAAAGAAGCAGAATATTCGGATGGACGAATATCGGCAATAGTTCGTTCACTAAATCCAGTATTTTTTAATGCTTCCATTCCTTCTCTTTCCAATATCATACCATTTATTGATTTAATATAATCTTTAGATCTAAAATTATCAATTATTGTATCTAAAAAATCAGCTCTATCTCTTCCAACAATAAAAAACATATTTATTTTAGCTATACCTTTATCAATAAAATCATTTTTAATTATATTATAAATAAAACCAAATGGACTACCAAGAAAACAAATAACAATCACTTTAAAATTTAATATTTGTTGTTTCTTAGATAAATTCGTCTCAGAATCGGTAAGATGTCTTTTATAAGATGTTATCATTTTGTCTAATATTGTAGATTTATAAATTAGTTCAGATTGGAACATATTAGCTACAATTGCGGCATCTGATTTGTTTTTTGCTTTAGGTATAGATGAGATACTACATGGTAACGGGTTTTTACCATCTAAAGAACTAGATGTTATTACATAAGCTTTGCCAACACCTAAATTAATAGCTTTATCAATCATATTTTTAATCAATTCTAGATGTCCAGGTGTTGGTGGGTTCATTCTTACAAAAGAAAAAATAAATGTATTATCAGGTGTATAATTTATACTCATATATATCAATTATAAATAAATTTTTCAATTAAACTAATCCATTCTTTAAGTATATTTTCATTTTCGTATATATTATGATTCCCATTTAAAATTAGTTGATTTTTACAAACGCATTCAGATAAATTTTTGTCTAACATATTATCATGATATTCACTACACGATTTTAAATAATCAATAGGAATATTATCTTCGCCATCTCTATTTCTAGTAGCAATTCTTTGATGACACGTTTCAGGTTCTGCTTTAACATAAACAATTTTATTGATAGGAAATTCATCTGCAAATGTATTAAACCAATTAATATATATCTGATAATTAATATGTTCTATTTTTTTAGTATCATACAACATCTTTGCAAAAACCATTTTATCTGTAAATAAACTTCTTTCAGTAATTATAATAAATTTAGATGGTTTTGAACCAGAACTTAAGCTAGTTTTTTGAATTTCCAAATGTATTCCATTGATTGTGTCTTTTAATAATTTTAAGCGAGAAATATAGGCCATCATTTGGAATGAAAACGAATATTTTTCTTGATTATCGTAAAATTTATGTAAAATTGTAATGCCATTTTCATCTTTAATTTTACTCCATTCATCAATAGGTTCTTTTAAGAATATGATATGCGTATTATCTTTAAAATGATTTTTAAGATTAGCTAGTAATGTGGACTTACCAGATCCAATATTACCTTCTATGGAAATAATTTGAATTTCGGGATTCATGATATGTATTATTTGTAGATTATATTTATATATTTATTTTTTATATCAATTTTATTAAATAAAAAAATTGATATAAAAATAAATATAAAGCTAATAGCATATTATTAACTAATCAACCAAACGAAATGGACTTAAAACAACGTAAACTTAACAAATCTGAATGGGATTCTATTGAGGTTCCTGTTTCTACCAATGAAATATCAGTATTAAAATTGATTATATCAGGTTATCGTGATGTAATGACAAGAATTAATAAAAATAATTCTATCTTTACATATTTAAAGATAGAATTTTCAGAAAAAATGGAAGATTATATTTACAATAGATACTTACGGAAAAGAAGTGAATTGATTGAAAATAAATTATTGGAATTAGACCCAAGTTATAAAAAAATGAAAATTGATGCAAATATAAAACCTAATTCTTTAGATAGAGCAAGATTGGAACGATTTGATGAAGAAACAATTAAAAATAATGATGTTTATGAAATTTTGTTAATCGAACATCTTGAACATTTATTTACAGCAAAAAATTCAATGAATACAAAATTATTTCATTTTCATTATTATACTCTTTATAAACTTATTAGAAATAATATTATTAGATTAAATAGACATATTATAAATTTGGTAAAAATTGTTATTGATAAATTTACAGATGAAATAGATAAATCAATTATTATAGGAAATGCTGTAGAATTTATTGAGAAAAACGAAAATTTATTGAAATATAGTGATTTAGTTTTGTATGAACATCAAAAAGAAATATTTACATTAATTAAAAGTGAAAGACCAAAATTGATATTATATATGGCTCCAACTGGAACAGGAAAAACGTTGACACCAATTGCACTTTCAGAACAGAGAAAAATTATATTTGTTTGTGCAGCAAGACATGTAGGATTAGCATTAGCAAGAGCGGCTATTTCTGTAAATAAAAAGATTGCTTTTGCGTTTGGGTGTTCAAGTGCAGATGATATTAGATTGCATTATTTCGCAGCAAAAGAATTTACAAGAAATAAACGGAGTGGTGGAATAAAAAAAGTTGACAATTCTGTAGGTGATAATGTTGAGATAATTATTTGCGATATTAGGTCTTATTTGCCTGCTATGTATTATATGCTAGCATTCTTCCCTGCAGATAATATTTGTACTTATTGGGATGAACCAACTATTACAATGGATTATGATGAACATGAATTTCATAAGACGATTAGAAAAAATTGGAAGAATAATGTAATTCCAAATGTAGTTTTATCATCTGCTACTTTACCTAAAGAAAACGAATTAACAGAAACAATTCCTGACTTCTTAAATAAATTTCCTGGTGCTGAAATCTGTAATATTGTTAGCCATGATTGTAAAAAATCTATTCCAATTGTTAATAAAGATGGATTTGTTGTATTACCGCATTATTTGTCAAGTAATTATGATGAAATGTTAACAATAGCGAATCATTGTAGAAATTATTTAACTTTATTAAGATATTTTGATTTGAAAGAAGTAGTTGAGTTTATTACATTTGTAAATAAAAATAATTATGCGAATAATAAAATGCGATTGGATAGACATTTTGATGATTTAGATTCTATTAATATGAAAAATATAAAAGTTTATTATGTAGAAATGCTAAGAAATATTAATCATTCAACTTGGCAAATTATATATACACATTTTCAAGAAAGCAGAAGACCAAGAATTTTGGACAATCAAAATGTAGATACAAAAGGCAGCAGAATTTATAGATCTAAGAGTTTAGGTCCTGGTGTTAGTGGTGTTAGTGGTGTTAGTGGTGTTAGTGGTGTTAGTGGTGTTAGTGGTGTTAGTGGTGTTAGTTCAATATCTTCAAATTCTTTGGCAGGAAAGCCTATTTCAAGACTCGTATCTGAACAAATTATTAGTTCAAGAATTTCAGAACCAGTTCCTCAAGGAACATCGGGTGTTTATGTTACAACTAAGGATGCTTATACTTTAACAGATGGACCAACCATATTTATTTCGAATGAAATTGAAAAAATAGCAAAATTTTGTGTTCAACAAGCAAATATTCCAAGTGCTGTTATGGATGAACTCATGAATAAAATTGAATATAATAATATTATTAATAAAA